GGATCTGAAAAAGATCCTCGGGCTGCAACATGGCCGTTCGTATACTTCAATCCGAGAACTTCGATATGGTCGCCTGATGATCATGACGGACGCGGACCTGGACGGGAGTCACATCAAGGGTCTGATTCTCAACATGTTTCATCATTTCTGGCCTGAACTTCTTCGACTTGGTTTCGTGGTTGCGATGGTCACCCCTGTTCTCAAAGTCAACACGACGTGGTTTTTCAGCGAGGCCGAGTATGCCTCGGCAAAACCATCCGGCCGTGTCAAATATTACAAGGGTCTCGGAACATCGACGAGCGCCGAAGCCAAGGAGTATTTCAAAATGATCGATCGTCTGACGGTCAAATTTGAGTATGACCCGGATACGGACGGATCGATGACGCTCGCCTTTGCAAAGGCGATGACCGATGCTCGGAAAGATTGGTTGGTTCGCCACATGGAACGCCCTCCACAACCTATTCCGTACGGACAAACGAAACAGGTGACGATCACAGATTTCGTGCATCGGGACTTGGCACAATTCAGTGCGGCTGATATTCACCGGAGTATCCCTCACGTCATGGATGGGTTCAAACCGAGTCAACGGAAAGTTATTTTCGCCTGTCTCAAAAAGAATCTGACGACCGACATGAAAGTTGCGCAGCTCGCCGGATACGTCGCTGAACACACGGCGTACCATCACGGTGAAGCGAGCCTTCAAGGCACGATCATCGGACTCGCCCAGAACTTCGTCGGCGCGAACAACCTTCATCTGCTCGAACCGAGCGGTCAGTTTGGAACTCGACTCATGGGTGGAAAGGATTGCGCGAGCTCTCGTTATATTTATACACGTCTTGCACCGTACACACAGAAGATTTTCGACTCGCGTGACGACGCCGTCTTGAATTACGTCCTCGAAGATGGACAACATGTCGAACCCGAGTGGTATGCTCCTGTGGTTCCGATGGTTCTCGTGAATGGCGCCGAAGGGATCGGAACAGGATTTTCATCGTACGTTCCGCCATACAATATAGAAGATATCAAAAAGAACATTCGAAATGTTTTCTATGAACTTCCGCTCGTCCCGATGATTCCATTTTTCAAAGGGTTCACGGGAACGATCGAAAAGAAAAGCGAACACACGTGGGTCCTCCATGCGAACGTTCAGAAAGAAGGGAGTTCGTGGGCCGTGACGGATCTTCCACCGGGGAAATGGATCCAGGAGTACAAAGAGCACCTCGATGAGTGTATGGAGAAAGGCACGGTTCAAAAGTACGAGAATCACTCCACGGAGACGACAGCGATGTTCCGTGTATGGTCCGAAGAAAAGCCTGAAATTTCAAAAGTTATTCACACATCGAACATGTATTTGATGACACCTTCCGGAATCAAAAAGTTTCAGAGTCCGGAGGCGATCCTTCTCGAATACATCAACGTTCGTACGCTCATGTACGAGAAACGGAAGGCGCACCTTTTGAAAAAGTTACGAGATGAACGAAAGATCCTCGAATTAAAAGCTCGATTCATCCTTGATGTGATCGAAGAACGGTTGGTCGTGTTCCGACGCGAACGAAGCGATCTCGAAACGGATATGGAACGTCGGGGGTTCCCCCGTGATCTTTTACATACCAAGACGTATGAATATACACGCGATGAAGTCGCCAAACTTCAAGCGAGGATTCAAGAGTACCACGACGAAAGCACAACACTCGGAGGCATGTCCGTGATTAATATGTGGGAACAAAATCTGAGTACTCTCTAGAGAGAACCATGGATACATTTGTCGCATTTTTACGTCAAATCGCAGGACTTACAGTCCAGAACGCAGTACAACAAGTCCAAAACTTCATACAGACCAGTCCAGCGGTCGCGATACTCGCTCAAGCATTCCTTCAGCAGCTACAAAATCCGGTGTCTCAGACGACGCAACAAGCGGTCCAGCAATTCATATCGTCTAGTCCGTATTCGTTGCGTGGGTTTTACGGGCCGGCCGCCGTTCAAGATGGTTCCTTTATAGTATACTTCACAGACCAGACGAAACTTCCGATATCGAACGGGTGGGTGATCACAGGACTCCCGAACATTCTCGGGAACGTCTATGTCACTCAGTATAACTCGAACGTATACGGTGATGTCGTCATCAATCCGGGCCCACCGTCCATTTCCTTTCCTTACATTTCGAACGCCTTTGTCGTCTCGGATGTGCCGAACGATGTGACTGTTCCGAGTTCGATCGTACGTCTGACTGTTTTGCCGCCACCACCGACTCAACAGCCGGCAACCGCGAACGCCGTATCTTCTTTCGGGTTGTACGAACCAGATATATATAATACATCAAACATCGTCGGGACGGAAGGGGATCTTCGAAGTTTCAGTTCGAACATCGTAAACATCGAGGGACGAAACACGTACACGACCGTCGTCCAACGCGGTGCCGGACTAGGCGCTCTGATTTCACTCGCCGCCATCGGTGCACAGGAACCCTACATGTACGGCGGATACTCTCATTGGATCCCACGGATACGTCAACATACACCTTTTACCCTGTCTCAACGCATGTTAGTCCCTGTCATTGTCACCGGACAAATGCTCGGTCAACTCGTTCAGATTCCGATTCCGACACGGGACGCCAAAGATCTAATCTCGAACATGTACTTGACGTGTACGCTCCCGGCACTCAGTGGATACTCGTACTGTGAAATGGTCGGACGGGCTCTCTTTTCGACGGTCGAACTTTTGATCGATGGTATATCGTACGAATTGCTGACGGACGATTGGTACATGATCCACGATCAGTTGTTCTTGGATGCTGACGAAAAGATGCGTCTGTACCAAGCCTTGAATGCCGGATATCCTGAGAATCAAACGGTTCCTGCACCGAAACCCATCTCGCTTCGTATTCCTCTTCAGTTTTTCTTTTCACGTTCGAAATACCAATCTCGACCGTACTTTCCTACATGTGCTCTTTCTCAATCGCAGATTATCGTTCGAATACAGTTTCATTCGGCGGCGTGGATCACGAACGCACCGTCGGATGCGAACGGAAAACCGGTCGATATATCGAACGTCCGTCTATTACTCGAAGAAGTTTCGCTCAGTCCTGAAGAACGTGTATTTTTTGTGTCACAGCCACAAACTTTCAAAATTCCTCAAGTCTGGCGCGAAGCCGTCCAAGGATTCACGAGTGGACAGGTCCGTGTGAATTTTACAGCGAACTTTCCAGTCACCATGATGGCTTGGTTTTTCAGAAACAAAACGTACGAGAATCAAACGACGGATCCGAACGCGCCGAATTTCTCCCAACAACGATACAATTACGGGTATTCGACTCAGTACAATAAAGCATCCACACCGGTCACGTTCTTTAACGGAACGAAACTCAACTTTATAGATGTCATAGATACGGCCACATTGTACATCAACAACCAAAATATCCTTTCCAATTTCCCAGGTTCTTTGTACTATTCATACAGACAACCGACCGATCATAGCATGTCGATTCCGACCAAGAACATATACATGTACTGTTTCGGGAAGAATCCACATGTATTGAGTGGAGGTCTCGATTTTTCGAAACTCAACTACCAGACATCTCATCTTGACATGTCATTTCTCAAACAATATGCGACTGAAATCACGGCAAATTACAACTTGCACGTGTACTACTACGGGTACAGGACTGTTCGAATTCAAGGGGGTCAGATTCTTTACGTGTGAACGTATACAGCCGCGTATCCGATCGATTTGTTTCCACCGTATCCACCCGCCAAAAATTTCGACGCGTCGTGTGTGATGCTCACCGCCGAACCGAACGTGGGAACATGGGACATCTGAATCACCGTCGGAACGATGACCCAGATCGAACCCATCTGCGTGTATACGGCGACGGAACGTGCGTCCGGAGCACCGACAACCGCCACGTTCGAAGAGGATGAGAGCGCAACGGATGCTCCGAACGACTTTCCGAAACCGATCGTATTCGTCAGTTGTGTATGAAGCACCCATGAACTCCCCGTATAGTTGTACACACCGACATATCCACTGTTCGGCGCGCCGACGATGACCGATTCTTTCGTCGGTGAGACGTGAACCGCGTACCCGAAGTTTGCCGTGTTCGGAAGGGTCGTCGGAAGAACGGACGGTCCGGTCCATGATTCACCGGAATACCTGTACATGCCGACGTATCGAGCGTTATATGCACCGACGGCGATGAGCGTTCCGTCATCGCTGATCGACACGGCATCACCGAAATTCGGTGCTGATCCGGTCGCTGTACTCGTGAGTACGGTTTCAGACGACCAGGTCCCTCCGCTGAACTGAAATACACCAGCGTGTCCGGCGAACCCTCTGGCACGGGGGGCACCAACGACGATCGTGTTTCCGTTGCCACTGATAGCGACCGCCCACCCGAAGGTGTAATCGGTCGTCGTCGTGACGAGGGATGCTTTGAGTATCCACTGAGTTCCATTGAACGTGTACACGAACGCGGCTCCGGCACCGTTGTTCGCCGCCGGAGCTCCGACCACGACCGTATTTCCGTTATTCGAAATATCAACCGAATATCCGAAATACGAGCCGGGACCAGTGACTGATGTGATCGGTCCTTTCTCGGTGATGACAGCGCCTGTGTTCAACCCGGTTCCGGGGGCACTGATCGCGAAAGCACCCGAATCATTGATGGCGACCGACTCGCCAAAGTACACAGACGATGGGAAAGATGGTATCTCGCTGTAAAACACGTACAGGGGAAGAGGAGGTGCGGGAGGTATCGGAGCAAGAACGTCCGGTTGGAACACTTCTGAACCGGATTCGACCATCGGGTACAGTACACGAGCTTTCCCATGTTCGACGGTGAGAATGTTGTAACTGTGTGCATATATACGGAGTGTTCGAAACACGTTCGATGGCGTGAGCGTAAGTACATGACGTTGACGTGTGATTGAAGACATGTTGATCGAACCGTTTTCCTGTTCGCTTTCTGGGTTAATCTCAAACGAATAACAGTAGATTGCATGGGTCGGAACTCGAGTGTGTTTGTTGAACACACGGAGGTGTTGTCCCGTCGCGACATCGTCGGTCAATATCTGATCCATATCCAAGGACAAATTCATCGAGACGAGATCATCCGAGTAGTTGTATATGTTCGATGTATATTGATCCGGAAGAATGACCCAAAACAATTCTTTGACCATATTTACAAAGTCGGTATCGCATGAGAATTGCGTCAGTGTGTGAGGAATACGGAGTTCGACGCGTTGGAACGAACGGACGGGATACTGAATCTGTGTCGCCTTGAGATAATTTCGTTCGGCGGCCGTAACATACACGTAATCGACATACAGGGTCATCGGAACCGGGTTCGAGTACGGTTGTCCGGTAAAGTAATCGGCCGGCCGAAAAACGACCCTGAGTTTCGGTGGTTCGTCGAGAACACATACGGGAAGTTTCGTCGTGAACGGAAATTGAATGAAATACGAGACGAGATTGCTCGTCGTCTGAGTTCCTACAAGTTGGGCCAGAGCGCTCTGTTTCGCTTCTGGGACGGTCACTTCTCCGAGAAGAAACATGGATTCACCGTAGTGTCGTTCGATCACCTGATCCTGAACGATGAGTTCGACCCGGTCGATCATGGCGGTTCCTGTAGAATACTGGAGCGTGCTCGAAACGAAATCGATCGGCCAATCGACACGAAGCGTCACGGTGTTTAAAATATCTCCCCCAGCCTTGGCGAGGATGATCGTCGCATCATCGCCAAAGTGAACATCCTTATCGAATTGCAAAAGTATGGTCTGATGTGCATATTGTGCTGACATATCTGATGTTTAACCGATAAAAATTTGACCGACATAATTTATGTTCCATCGTCCGTCGACGCTGGTCATATCGTACCATTGCGGTGAATTGAACAGGAGTCCTCCGAGACCATTCTGGACTCGAAGAATGTTATAACTTCGGGTGTACACTCGCGTGTACGTTCCCGGTTGTGTCGGATACGTGAGTTGAATCTCTCGAATTCGTGAAAAATTTACAGTACCTTGTGGAACCGGAGACTCCGGATCGAACGAGAATGACACGAGAGACATGTTTCGCTGTGGCATGGTCGTATGGTACATGTAAGGCTCCAACACCCACGTCGTGTAATCCCCTGCCGATTCGTTATTGAAATTCAAACGGAGCGTCGATGCCTGTGGAGTATACACGTACGGATTCACGGTCGTCGTCGGATTCTGATTGATAATGAACATCTCTTTCACGGGTCCAGACGAATATGTTTTCAGGGTAGACGTATCAACCTGCGATTGAGACAGGGATGTCTGCATGACATAGTATTCGTTCGACAACGGTGTTCCTTGTGGTAATTTATCGTACTTGACGATAAGGGACGCCTGGAACGTCGCGGGATTGACGACCGGGGCTGTATCGTACCGAAGAATAAACGCCGGTATACTTGCATTCGATGTCGGATCGATGGTTCCCGATGTGTACGGAAAGTAAAAGATGAATCGACCGTCGAACACCATACGTGCGAGCGAAGAACCATACCCGTACGGATTCGGAAGTAAAAACGACTGGTTCGCCATGAATGAGCTCGTTCCTGTTCCGTAATTGAACCATGCATACGAACTCGGCGATGTAAACGGCATTGTCGTATCGTATTGAAACACGAGCGGCACGAGGTAGGATGTACATGTGATGTAACGTCCGTCAAACACGGCTTGAGCGATAGCAGGATCAGTACCATTGTACAGACCCATCGCCGGTGTGCCGAGGTTCGTGTACCAATCGAACACCGCCCACGTGCTCGTTTGTGTGTTGTACTGGATCCAGTTTCCGGTCGTCGTGTATACGGGTGCACCGACCGCGAGGCTATGCGTCAATGTCACATCCGTGAACCAGTACACGAATGTTCCGTCAAAGACCGAACACGCGATGTTCAGTTGCGGAATACCGAGTCCGGCTGTGTAATCGTACGTCGTCCAAGACGTCGAGATGGTATTACACCAATAGACGTTCGGTGTCTGGTACTTATCCACGTACCATATGTTCGTCCCATCAAAGACGGGTTGGGTCGAAAAATTGACGGCCGATGAGGGAGAAACTGGTACGGTGTTCGACGATGTTCCGGAGGCTGTGTTGTACACGAAGACATTATTGTATACTTGACTGACCGGGCCGGCGTACGCATCATTCAACGTCGATGTGATGTACAGGTTGAGTCCGTCCGTCCCAATCGTGAATGTCGACACCGGATAATAGAACAAAAGGGTCGTACCAGCTGCAATGAACGGTGTATCTTGTGGCCCGTTCGCAAAGACGAAGGTTACAGCAGGTGCTGTGATGTTGATCGCGACTCCGACAACGCTTTGCGAAAAATATACGGCGAGACCGAGTGGAATACTACTTGCCGACCCAAAAAGGACGACGAGGTACATGACACCTGTTTGCGCTGCTGTATCTGTCAAGGTTTGCGCGCTGAACACCGAGTTGGTGACAAGTGGCACGCGAGTACGTACTGTTGGCACAGATGTCAACGGAGCGAGACCATTCATCGTCGTTGAATATACGGTTCCGGTCGCACCGACCGCGTACAGCGTTTTTCCGATACTGGTCGCCGTTTGATTCAGGACGTGATCGCCGAATTGTTGAATCGATGTCGCCGATGTTTGTGTGACTATATTTTGGTGCGAATCATAAATGAGAAAATACGGAACCACTGCATTCAGCTGAAGGACCGTCACGCGAGTGAACATATATATGTATTGACCATCCCATATGAGACTATCGACGATAAGAGAAAGTGTCAAACCCCCTTCGTTGAAGGTTTTTCCAGGAACACCGGATGAATTGTCGCCCGTGATGTAATTCAGATACACGAGACTTTGTGCGCTCGTAAATCCGAATCCTTGTTGTTGGGACGTGTACGGAGCGATGTTATAGAAGGTATCGAACGCCATGGAAACCTGAACATCCTGGCGGTACAAATCTCGTATCGGAATGTACATGCTTTGTGTGAATGGGAGTTTTGAATAGTACGTTCGAGGTGACCGTATCGAACTCGTATCGTTTTTTCCGATCAAAAGTGTCAATGCGGCCTGATTTTCGTACGGAACCTCGAGGTCTCTTTGAAGTTCTATGAATTCACCCGTGACCGTGTCGATAGTTTGACCTCCGATACGAAGTTCGGCTGTTCGAATAATGAACGTCCCGACACTATCGACATATGGCACAGGGAGAGGATATGGGATATACCCGGGGGTCCATCCGGATTGCACAAAAGTCAAAGGAGATGTTTGAGTCAGAGGGAAAATGTAGAGATAGACGTTGTTGATGGGATACACTGATGTCGCCGACGTATAATCGAACCCGAAGAAAGCAGCATCTTCTTGACGTTCAAAGCCTATAGCGACGATCGTCGGATCGTTGTAGACAAAGGTAAAGTTCGTCGATGTCACACCGAACGTAACATAATTGTTACTCGATGTTGGAACCCATGATAGATTCGCAGTCGAGTAGTACGGCATAACACCTTTCACTTGGAGTTGTTGATACGACAGATTGTTGAAAAACAGATTGAAGATTGGAAAGTTTGCAGTTTGTACCGGATACACCCAAGAGTTTGGATTGACAGGAATATCAAGTTGTGGAAGAGTCATTTTGAATGAAATATCCGTGATACGTTCCCCCCATGTCGGTAAAGTTGCTATGGCTGTACCTCCGAACAACACCTGGTTATCGAACGGAACTTCGATCGTACTTTGAAGATAGTCATCATCAGGAGGATCTTTTGGTAAAAAAAGAGAATATGCCGGGTTTCCAGTAAACCAGGCATCTTGTTCTCCTTGGTGTGCAAGTCTTTGCATCCTGATACTAAGGTGAGTTTTTTTTGGGGCGAAAAATACATTTGCATTCATCAGATGAATCTTCAACTTCGGAAATTCGACCCTTCAAAGATCGGTGATGATAAAGTGTGTGTCTTTATCGGAAAACGAGGCACGGGAAAATCGACACTCGTCACGGACATCTTGTATCACAAACGACACATCCCAGTAGGAATCGTCATGTCCGGAACAGAAGATGGAAATCACTATTACCGACAATTTATTCCCGATCTGTTCATTTACGGAGACTATAACCGTGAAGCTATCGAACGTATCCTCGAACGCCAACGAAAACTCGTCGGTCTCGGGAAACCATCAAGTGCTTTTCTGTTGATGGATGATTGTATGTATGATAAATCGTTCATGAAGGACACGTGTATTCGACAATGTTTCATGAACGGACGACACTGGAAATTGTTTTTCATGTTGACTATGCAGTACTGTATGGATCTCTCACCGGATCTTCGAGCGAACGTCGATTACGTGTTTGTTCTCCGCGAGAACGTTATTCAGAATCGAGAACGTCTGTACAAGGCGTTTTTCGGCATATTTCCAACCTTTGACATGTTCTGTCAGGTTATGAATTCGTGTACGGAGAATTACGAGTGTTTGGTGCTCGACAACACCAGCAAATCGAACCGAATAGAAGATTGTGTTTTTTACTACAAGGCGCCTATACGCCGAGGGTTCCGGCTCGGGTCAGATGCTCTTTGGCAATATCACCAAAAACATTACAATCCCAAACATGTACTGGCTCCAACCACAACATCAGCGACGCCTGCACGAAAAAAAGGAACGTCGGGTATCACTGTAAAAAAAGTGTAGGGATTCCTCTACACTCTTAGGCGACCGGGTTTTCAGGAGTAGGCTCTCCAGTCTCTTGAGCCTGTGCATTCAGCGCCTCTTCGATGAGCGCAGTAGCTCGGGAGACCGGGACGTCTTCATCAACAGGAACGGGCTCGGCAACGGGCTCGGCCACGGGCTCGGCCACGGGCTCGGCAACGGGCTCGGCAACGGGCTCGGCAACGGGCTCGGCAACGGGCTCGGCCAC